CTGTAGATCGTCTAATTCTCTATCAACTCTTGCTAATCCATCTACCAAAGTCCTATTAAGTTTTGTTTGACTTTGAATATATGTATCCAAGCGTTCCATATAGATAGCTACATCAACCTCGGTCTTAGTCGCCATTTATTTATTTTCTCCTAAGTAGCCACCTCGATTAAAAGATGGCTACTTAATTAATTATTTATTATGCTGAGTGACCGTAAAGCGTAAGCAAGAAAATACCAGCATCATAAACACCAGCATCTCCACCACCAGAAGCAACTAAATACAAGTATGCATCAGCAGCAGGTAATGCTGTAAGTGCCATCTTCTGTTTAGTCAATGTCCAGTCAGCTCCAGTATTTAGTAAAGCTGTCTCAGTTAAGTCAGTAATTGCAACATTCTCTGTACCAGTAGCTACTGTAGCAGAGTATACATCAATGTCAGGTTCACCTGTTGTAGGTGTCTCAAAGCATTCTAGATGCCCTGCAATGATTGTTCCATTTAAGGCTGCTGTTATCTGTCCTATATGACAGTTTGCAGCATCGTTTACACCGATAATATCAGCCGCTGCTGCAGAAGATAATCCAGTTAAATCTATAAGAATTTCAGTCTTAATTAAATCTCCTGCATATGTTACATTGGCTTTATAGACACCACCAGTAGCAGTAGAAATACCAGTACCGGGAGTTATATTCTGCATTCTGAAAGCAGTTTCATCTGTGCTTCCAAACAAAAATGTCTCGGCATCTGCCAAGTAATTCCAGTCGTATCCTAACGCTAGTCGGGCTAACCCTCTAGTATCACCCGTTACATCAGATAATTTAAAAGTATGTTTAGTCATTCTTTATTTTCTCCATGTTCACATTTATATCTGTGAAAGACATGCCGTTCACATCATCTTGAATATTACGATTTGTACGCCACATGGCTTGCTTTATAGATTTCTTAAAAGCTTTTGTTGCTGAAGTATCGGGTAATGAAGCTTCAATTAGATTCATCACTTCTCCGACCATCCTTTTTGTCTGGATGTCCAGACTCTGCAACACACCATTTTCATATACAACTCTCATTATTCACCATTACATTACATCACATTCATTTAATTTAATAATGGGTGGGTAGATATAAAACCTACCCACTCCAATTATTTATTTGACTTATGAGTTTAAGTCGACAATCGCACCCTGTACGTCAAACCTGTAAGCTCTGAACTCTGCCATTGTGTAAAGCAGACCTCTGACTACAAGTGCGTCAGCTGCGAAGTAATCTCTGTTCTCAATATACTGAGTAGGTTGAGCAACAGCGATTTCAAGGTAGTCTGTATCCAAAACATAGACATTAGAGCCTAGTTTCGCACCTGCAGTAGTTTCTGACTTAGTAGTGTCAGCATCTGGCAGTATTGGAATACCTTGGTAAGTAGCAAGAACTAGACCAGTTCGAGTTCCGGGGAAGGTCTTTTCAGAACCTACACCAACTTGGTACTCTTCCTGTCCCATGTATCTTTGCTGTGAGTTTAGTAATCTTTCCAATTTGAAGTATTGGTCGTGACCCATAAGGATTAACTTAGGTTCTCCACCATTAGTTCTTATTGATTGAATACAGTCATCAAGTAAGTTTAGAGATAAGTCTCTTCCAACTCCACTATTACCTTTTACAGTAGCAGCAGCTCCAAAAGTTCCTGATGTTCTGTTTGCTGTAGTTAAGTCGTAAGCTCCTGCGAATCTCTTAACACCAGCGTTACCAACTGTTGCATCGTTATTAACTGAAACGATATCATCAATTGATGTTAAACCTGCTCTAGTTTGAACAGATAGGTTGTCTTCAACAGCACCAGCTGATAATGCAGCTGGAGTTCCTGATAATGTACCTAATGTGATATCATTACTAGAAATAGCTGTAACTGCTGGAGTGTAATCAGTATCATATGTGCCATCATCTACCAACATCACAGTGTCACCAATTCTTAGATTAGTTCCATCTGTCACGTTAGCATCTGTTGCTGATGAACCAACTGCGATATTACCAAGTGTATTAGGTAATAACAATTCTTGGTTCATTTCTTTGATATGATCAAGTTGTGCGTTTTCGTTTTCCAACGCCAAAACATCACCAACACCACCTTCTAATTGGGCAGTGTACATAGCTTTCACAGAAGCACCGAATGAAGTTGATACAATCTTAGGCAAGCTAGAGATTGTTTCTAGGTTAGAAACATCGATGTCTGGTAGACTACCAGTCTCTGTAATAGGTCGAGACCTTTGTGTACCTCTATCTGTTCTTACCCTCCAACCAACGGTGTTACCGAAAACAGTTCTTGGGATTGCGTTGAAAAATCGAGTTTGGTTGTTTAATGACTGCCAAACTTTTCTACCAAAAGTAGAAGTAAACACGTTATCCGCTGATGTGGTCGTATAGATCGCATCTGCAGTTCCAGTGTTCGCAGCATTAAACGCCTTTGTAAGGTACTCAGGACCGAATACGGACTGGTTTAGTCCCCTATTCGATTGAGCAATATATTCACTTAATGAAGGCATATTTTTGTCTCCCGATTATTCGTGGTTTATAAAAAGTTTAAAGGTTCGCTATTTCGTCAGGCAAGCCTTCAAGTTGTCCTCGTCTTTTGAACTCTTGCATTTTGCGTAGTTCTTTGTAAGACAAGTTTGTTAATTGATCGACTACATCGTTTACAGTCTGAGCTTTCTTAATTGGAGTTTCATCAGCTCCAAATACGTTAGTCAACTGTGGTCTCTGTAATCCATTCTCTTCCTTGAATCCCATTTTTCGTAGTCTTGTCTCGGATTCTTCTTTTACAGCCTTAGATATATCTAAAGATGCAATTTGTTTCTGTAATGAAACTAATTGTTTCTGTAATTTCTGTACATCATCATCATCTTCGTCTTCTTCATCACCATTCATTGCTTTTTCTTCTTCTTCGTCTTTAGGGAATCTGTCTTCTTCATCCCCATTTTCGTCATAATTTGCTTTATTGAGTTTCCCCATGTAAGCTTTTTCCTCATCTTCTTCTTCGTCATCATTATCTTCTGCTTGTATAGAAGCCTGTTGGTCTTCTATTTTAGTTGAAGGGGTTATAGACTCAGAAGAGTCATCTGATTCACCTATATAATTAGGTGTAGCAGTTGCTCCTTTGGTTGGATCTCCACCGCCTACGGTTTTCACCTTTTCGCCGTCTACATCCATACCTTGATCTGCGAGTTCTATTAGTACTGACTTAGCAATATTCTTTACCAAGCTAGCGTGCTTAAAAGCTTCATTTTCTTGTTGAGCTTTTGCTATAGCATACTCATCGTCTGCGTCCATCCTTCCATCCATTTTCTGAAGCACTTCTGCAAGAGCCGCCAAACCTAATGACGTACCTTCCATGTGCTTTTCAATCCTGTTTAGAATTTCATCAGCCATTTATAGCCTCCTTGTTTAAGGTTTAATTTATAAAAAATTACTTATGTTTAACCTTAAATAAGGTTGGTCTAAGCCACCTCCGACCTTTTTACAATTAAGTATAAAACATTATAATTTTATAGTCACTTTTATTATACTAATTTAAGTATAAATATAAAAAAATATAGGTATTATTCAACGAAATCAGTATCAATTTCCCCGTTTTCTAACCTTAACATCTCATTTCTAAAGTCATATAAGGGAACTTGTAGTAATTTTTTGAGTTTTTCGCATTGTTTTCCCTCTGGTATAGATGCTTCAACTAAATCTAATATTTTTCCCACCATTCTAGAATGTCTTGCGATGATCCATTCTTGAGATTGTGATACTTCTAAATCTGACATTTTGCTCTCCTCTGTCTATATATTAACGTAGTACCCTTGACTACCTATATTTGCGTTAGTTATTAAAAGATTATATTGTCCACTAAATACATCTTCTATTGCTTGCTTTATAAAAAATCTTCCCTCAACAGGATATCCTTGTACTGCATGTACAGTTCCTGTTCTTGGATTTTTCCTATTATAACTATTAACATACCCACCTTCTTCAACTAATTGGACATAAGGGGCAGAATCATTAATATTATACGAGATTGTATAATTTGCTTCTTCTGGATTAGCACTTGTAATAGATCCGGAATTTCTTAAATTACCAGTAACCACTGGGCAATTTTCTTGAGACTTAGTAAATATCTCTTGAACTGTCGCTTGGATAGCAGTTATCACAGCTTGTCTATATCGTTGTAGTACAATAGGATGCATAC